TGTCTTGTCAATGTTTTCAAACATCTCTTTGGCACCAGGCATTGATGCAATGATGTACGTCAACCCTTTGAAAGCAATTTCTGGCCCTTGTTTTTCAGCTGTGTCAGCCATGCGCTCATACAAAGAAGCCTCTTGCTCATCGCCAGATGTACGCTCGGCCAATGCGCGTTCTCGCAACAGTCTGATGCCTGCTGGTGGATTTGTTTGCAGAGCAGACAACACTTGACCATTGAACCGCAAGACACCTTGCTGTTGTTCTTTGCTGACGCCTTCAATGTATGGTCTGATTGCATCCGCCTGATCTTTTGGCAGAATTGATGCAAATGTCAGAGCATCGCGCATGGTTGGCTTTGGATTTGCCAAAAATGTGTCGCGTGCTGTGGCAATCTGTTGTTGCTGTTGCATTTGTTGCACTAGCTGCTGTTGTTTGGCTAGTGCAAGTTGCTGCGCTTGTTCTTGCGCTCGTTGATTGGCAGCATAGGTTTCACCCAGCTGCATACCGGCCACAGCCTGAGCAAATGGATCTTGGACGCCTTGAAAATAGTTGATTGGCTGAACCATTAGAACATCCCTCTTTCTTGCTCAGCAAGCATTGAAGTTTGCTGGCTGCCAATGTTTGTGCCGTAGCCAAATGCTGCGCCTAAATTACCAAGTTGGCCAGCCATTCCAGAAAATGGATTTCTTCCAAGTCCTGATGTTTGACCAAAACCAAAAGCAGCTGGAACGCCGCCAAATGCTTGTTGTTGTCCCATGATGCCTCCGGCCTGGGCTGCGCCTTGTTGACCCATCAGGTTGGCAATGTTTGCTCCAGTGTTCAATCCAGCTGTTCCAACACCAGCCGCTGATGCCTGGCCAAGCCGCGCAAGTTCACCAGTTGCTCCCATGCCGGCTGTTGCAAGATTTTGCGCTACCGTTCCGCCTGTCGTTGCCAAACCGCCCAAACGACCGTATTGCTGTTCAATGAGTTGGTTTAACAATTGCGGTCGAAACTGAGCCAGTGCGCCTTGTACATTTCCGCCACGCAATCCACCAGTGGCTGATGCACGCTGAAGCAATGCCTCTTCGCCCTGTCGTGACATAGCTTTGAACTGCTCACCACCTTCAATGGATGCAATCGCTTGGCGCTGTGCTTCTGGCCCTCTGAGGCCAATCAATGCTTGTTGTTGCTCTAGTGCTGGTGCGCCGGCCTGAGCATACTGTTGAAGTGCTGGTAATGCACCTGCGCCAGCCGCTTGATATGGTGAATAACCACCTAATGCCCCAGCGCCAGCTTGCACGTATGGGGACAGCGTTTGTCGCATCAAATCAAACTGACGCCGCTGCTCTTCAATACCGCCTTGCGCTGCACCTTGCTGGGCTTGTGATGCTTGGCTTGATGCTTGGCTGCCTTCAATAGCGCCACCGATAGCAGCACCAATGGCTGGCGCACCAAAAAATGAACCAGCGACGCCGCCTAAAACACTTAATAAACCCATATCAACACCTCAATTTCTTGGATGCCGCTGGTAGCAAGTTTCTCAGCAGCAGAATTTTCGCACATATTCAATCTTCAGACTCACGCTCTTCCCAGGCTTGGCAGGATCGCAGGTCATGGCAGATGAAATCAAACTTTTCGCAATAGCCGCGAAACCCTGCGTTGGTGTCCCAATCGTTGCGGGGGATGCGTTCCATCTTGGCCTGCGTCATGGTGCTGTTATCGTAATAATCGCAATTGCTGCACCGCCTACGACGCGCTTCCTGCTCATTGACCTGCATAGCCTTACCAAGTGACACCCAGTAGGTTTTGTTAGCTCCTGGCTCGTTTGATGGCTTCTCAGGGCCAAGCATCCAATCATCAATCACCACCTGAGTGTTTTTCTTGTTCTCAGCCGTAGTGATGAATTCATCTTCCATTGGAAGGCCAGCAAAGCCTTTGGGAATCATCATAAATTCTTTCATGGCAATCCTTTAGGTAATCTCGCGGCCTGATGCGCGAATGGTCAACGATGTGGCTGCGCCGGCAATGGTTGAAATAAATCCACCAGACTCAAGCGCCTGACCAACAAGTTCTGGGCAAGTGTAGGTTTCATCTGGTGCAATGCTGCGGTTATCAATAACCAGGTTTGATACACTAGCCGTGCCGGCGATTGTCACTAAATTCACACTGATAGTGACGTTTCCAGTCGTAGTGTTGGTAATAGTGAACTTATCAATCAGAGCCTTGCAATTGGTGGCGGTGTACTGTGTAGTTTGCGCATTTTCGGCTTGCTTTGCTGGGATAAGCACTTTGATAGATACGGTCATTTTGAATTCTCCTAAACGATGTTTGTGATGATGCCATTGACAACGCTGATTGTTTTTGGCGGTATGTCTGCTGTAGTAAAACTGCCAGACACTCCAATTATTGACGTTGGCGCTACAGAAAGCAATGCTATTTCTTGGGCAATACGCTCAATTTCAGCTAAAGCCTGCTGGACTTTTGCTGTCAAAACCGTATCATTAACAGCGGTGTCTTGCGCCAATTTAATCCACGTATCTAAAGCCAGTTGCGCTTTAGCATTTAGCACTGCGTCATTAATCGCCGCGTCTTGCGCCAGCAAATTGACTTGATCCAGCGCCTGTTGAGATTTAGCATTTAAAACTGAGTCATTAACTGAAGTGTGTTGCCATAGCAAACTAAATTTATCCAAAGCCTGCTGGACTTTTGCATTTAAAACTTCGTCATCAACTGCGGTGTCTTGCGCCAGTTGAATCAATGTATCCAAAGATTGTTGTACTTTTGCATTTAGTACTGAGTCATTAACTGCTGAGTCTTGCCATAACAAACTGATTTGATCTAGCGCATTTTGCACCTTTGCATTTAAAACTGCGTCATTGACTAAGGTGTCTTGAGTTAATGCGTTGATCTGCGCTAGTGCGTTGTTTGCTTTAGCTGCCGCCGTGTCTGCTTGGTATTCAAAGTCAATGTTGACAATGGATTGAATTGCATCAACAATAGAAAACAACAATTCAAACTGTCGGATCTGCTGCTGATCGGTCAGAAACGCCGCAAGCTGGTCTCGCGTCAAATTCAGTCTGCGTGATGCGGTGGCCATCAGTACACCAAGGGTTCTAGTTGCGCCTCCAGGCGCATGAATGAAATGTGCGCATCACTATCACCACGGAATCTCTGAATACGCCAGTTGCGCATATGGCCTTGCTGAAACCATGCCAAGCGTTTATTGGCTCCGGTAGTGCCGACGCTTACGCTGCGGTCTTGGCTCCATGATTTGCCATCAATGCTGTAGCTGGTGCTGATCTGCGGATTCGTGCCAAGCGCCACGCTGCCGGTAAGTGCCACTAGTTCCAAGCGGTTGAAAATAGCGCCATTGCCCTCGTTGTAGACAATCTCAGTGCCAAACTCCCATCTGACTTGCTGTCCGTAGTGGTGGCCGGTGTCTTGCACCAAGTACCCGACATTGGTTGACTGTGGATCACCAATCAGCCATTTGTTGTAGGCCCAAACAAAATTTTGAGCGCGGTACTGTGAGAACCCGACCGTTGTGCTTGTCAAGATGAACCAGACTTGCGCACCAAGTTCCTGCGTTGCAGTAGCGTCAAACACCAACGCTTTATCAGGCAAGTGAACGTACAGATGCTGATGATTCTTGTCGTTGCGTGATTCCAGCTTGACCAGCGCCAGTTGCGCTTCGGTGTAGTTCAACAAGATATTGTCAATCTCTTGCGTGCTGATCTTTGTCGTGTTTGCTGATACACCCAAGAATATGCCTGGTGCCTCATTGCGGCTGCTTCCAAGAAAAGCCATGCTATCAAGAAACACACAACAGCCTTGCGTGCCAATTGCTCCACGGGGGATTTGTGCGCCATCAATGCGTTTGAATGGGAACAACTCACCGCCTACGTTGTCAAATACCTCGATGGTGTGGCGATTGAGTGCATATACCTCGTTACGCAGCTTTAGCAATGCCACGATTGGATCAGGGTCAACCTCAGAGGTTCCATACTTCAACGGGTTTACCGTCATTGGATCCAGCAACTCTGTCACCACCAGAAATTCGCCATCTGTGGTCATGAAATAACCATCCACCCAGCAAACATCAACCACGACCCCCAAGTCTGGATCGGTTACTTGCCTCAAAATTGGTGCAGTTGGATTCCAAACTAATGTTGCTGTCGTGTTAACCGGGATCCAGTAGAACAAGTTTCCATTTGAAGCAATGGCCAATACGTCAAAGCTGTAATCAAAGATGACTTGATTTGTTCCACCAACGTCACCCAAAACAGTCACAGTGCCATCACTGGCTACCGTCACCAGCTTGGTTCCCATTACCCGGTAACAGACTCCATTCCACTCAATGCCGCCACGGTCAATGCCTGGGCCTGTGCCGTTGGCCACCAGACCGTCACCAGGACGCAAGAATCCATTGCTGATACCACTCTTTTTCGGAACAGGCACCATGTTCACCGGGTAAGTGGTGCGCAGTTCTGGAGTGTTGTCAGCGTAGATTCCGCTAAGAATGGGTATTTGCATGGCTTACCACTTTTCCTTGGCAGACCAAAATGCTGCGCTCATCTTGCCTTTAGAAATGTTCTCAGCGTGCCTGGCCATGAATGATTCTCTACGGGCTTTGTCAGCCTTTGACTCTCCTTCTCGCTTTGGAGAACCAGATACGCCTTGTTGCCCGAAACGAATAGTTTTCACCTGGTCACCGACCTTGGCCACAACAACATGGCTTTTAGTTGGATGCGATGGCGTGCGTTTGGGCTTGTTATAGCCTTCGACGCCAGCGCGTGCTAACCGAGTGTCCTTGGTTGCCATTGTCAGAACAGAATGTGCATATTGAAGTATTCCAAACGAACCAAATTGTTTGCCGTGGCCGGCTGCGCAGTGATTGCAAAAGTCTGACTTGCTGTCGCGTCAACAGCCAGCGTGACATTGGCAGCAGTTGATACGCCATGGCCGGTTGCGGCAACAGGGTTTGACATGATCACAGAGTTGCCACGGTTAACCAGGTTCTTTTGTACGTTTGCACTTGTATTGCTGGCTGCTGACAAAGTGAAGATTGCCGTTCCACCAAAAGTCATGCTAAGGTTCTTGGCCGTTGCATTGTTTGTCATTGTGAACAGAGCATCAATTTCCATTTCACCACCGACGCCCATTGACCAGCCTGGAACGGTTGCGGATGCCAAGGTGACAACGGTATTTGCTACAGCGACAACTGCGGTTCCATACCAGACCAATGCAGTCTGCACGCCACTTTGAGTGCCGCTTGTGGTAATGGCTGCACCGCCTGCGGATGCCGAAACAGTGAATGTGTTGGGAGACAACACGGTCTTGACATAGTATGTGGTGTTGATGGCCAGGCCAGTGGGTAATGCGCCAGTGGTCGTGAAGCGAATCGTGTCGTTGGCAGACAAACCATGATCTGTCCAAGTGATCACGCCAGGCACGGCAATGGTGATCGTCACGGTCGAACTGATGTAATCCAGATCAATGGTAACTGCTGTGCCGGTGGTGTCAGCGTCCAATGCTGTGACTGGATACAAGCCGGTTACACCTGTACCGCCAGTCCATGTTGCATAAACGCTTGCCCCAACTGCAATAGCTGCTGTCAGGCCATGAGCGCCAGCACTGTTCAGGCGAACCTTGCCTGTATTGTTGTTGTAGGTCAAGGTTGTAAAGGTTGCAGCAGGTTCAACCAAGCTGACAGGCCCGATGTTGCCAAACACCAATGCAGGGAAGCTGCGTAGCTGTGGGCTTGCACCAATGTCATATTCAACCGTGGCGTTGCGATTCTGGATGCGAATAGTGCGCTCTTCACCGTAAGGCCCGAAAGTTTGCGCAGTATTGGAAAGCGTGCCAAGCGTTGTGTAGTTCCATGGCTGTGCGCCTGGTGTTACCGATTGAAGCAAAACGGTCGTTTTCTCGTTGCCGGTGTTGCTGATGCTGATGTACTCATTGATTGGCAGAATCACATCAACTTGATTTTGGGTCAAACTTGGCTGGATGAACATGATGGCTCCTAAAAATTAAGCGATGCGGTACCAAGAATTTGTGGCTTGGTAAAAACGCATACGAAAGAAGTCTTGCGCAGAAAGTGTGTTTGGTGCGCCGTAAGCATTTGATGCGCCATTAAGCGCCAGCGTAAAGGCTGTAATCTGCTGAGTGGTGGTAACCAGAATCTCAGTGCCATCAGGCGTTCCAGTGTTCAACGACAAAGTGATTGTGCCAGTTGCCAAAGTGCTGGCAGGCTGAATGATCATCCATTGCTGTTCGCTGACTGGCGTTGGAACTGCCACATTAAAGCCTGTGCCTGGTGTGTACAGATTTGTGGCGACGGTCGGCGCAGCAAATGTGCTTTGAAAGTACGTCAGCAGCTGGGTGATCGAAACCTTGCGTGCGTCTCCGTTGTTTGGCACATAAATCGGCAGCAGGTCACCGCCTGAAACTTGGCTTAAGCCTGCGAGTTGGTTGATTGTTGGCATGATCCGTCCTTAGTTGTATTCAATCACGCCGTCTTGACCTGCAATGACAGGATCAACAGGACGCCGCAAGAATGGGGTATCGTAATTGCGCCACGGTTTATTGCCTGCGCCTGATGGCATTGTGCCTGGCAGCTGCTGTTCAATTGGCATGGCTGCGCGAGACAGGAGCGTGTTGTACGACTCTTTGGCCGTCATCTTGGTGTCAGGCATCACCTGTTTGCCGTAGCTTGGGGCCAGCTTGATGGCCAGATTGGTGTAAATGGCTTCATTGGAACTGTCTGGCACATTGGTTTGCTCGTCCAGATCACTATCCTGGGGGCTGGATGGCAGCGGATAGCCGAGGCGGATTCCAAGCGCGTTCCAGGCTGCAATCATGGTATCCAGCCGGCGCAATGCTGATTGCATCTGATCTGGCGTCAGGTCAAAGGCGTAGCTGGCCAGGCCAATCTCGTCAAAGGCTTGGGTGACAAATTCGCGCTTAGTCCAGCCCATAGTTATTCCTTTAGCTTTTCGTCAATCAGGTTGGCGAGTTTCTTGTCCCTGGTGCGCCCATCAAACTTGATGCCAAGTTCAGTAGCCTTGCTCTCCAACTCTGCGCGAGTGGGTGGTGCATCATCATTGATCGGTTCGGATTTGATTGGCTCAGATTGGATCTGTTTGGCCAACTTGCGCCAGTCAAGCGGTTTGCCAGGTTTCTTCTTTTTCTTGACCTTGATCGCCCATTTCGGCTTTGGCTTCTTAGGCATTGTCGCCTTATCACCAGCGGCAAGAATGGCAGCAGCAGATGATTCAAACCAGCCAGCAGCCAAACGCTCATCCCATTCTGACTGCGAGTTGACGGAAATGTATTTGTACGTGCCACCACCTGACCGGCGATGCGTTCCAGGGCTTTGATAAGCAAGAACAGGGAAGATCATTATTTCTTGGCCTTTGCAGGGGCTTTGCCGGGCTTTCCAGCCATTTCAGCAGCTTTCCTAGCCGTGGATAGCGCCACAGCAATTGCTTGCTTCTGGGGCATTCCTGCTTTGATCTCTTTGGCAATGTTCTTGCCAATGGATTTCTTTGAGTAACCTTTGGTCAATGGCATAAAACACTCCTAGTAGAAAGGGGGGCCGTAGCCCCCCGATCTTATGGCCGATTAAGGCTGGTTGAACAACAAGATACCAGACATTTCAGGCTGCTTGTTGACCACGCCAAACAGCGTGTCCAGACGATACTTGATCGTCATGCTGTCGATGTCATAGAACTTCTGCATGACCAACTCAACGCCCTGGTCGGTGCTGGCGCGCATCACTGCGGTACCGGCATCGGATGGGACAGCGTAGCGGCCGGGCAGGATTTCCAGAGCATCTTTCTGCCAGAACACGTTGATCGCAGATGCGGCAGTGTTGAGCCAGTTGATGGCTGCGGTTGCCGACTCGGTGACCACTTCGACGTTCTTGTATTGCAGCTCTGCATCGGTCGGAGCATTTGTAGCGCCAATGATGGGGGGGCTGATCACAAGGGTCACACCGCCGGCCGGCACGCTGATCACGCGGAAGGTTTTCAGTTCGCCAGTCGACTCTTTGGTGATGTGATGCACGGCTTCCACGCCATCAATCGTGAAGCAGTCACCAGCAACCACGCCAACAGAGTTGGACACGGTAACGGTCTGGTAACGGTTGTCCACGTTGATCTGACCGCCAACGGATGTGGAAGTGGCTTGAGGAACGTAATCAGCCTGTGCGCCGTTGGTTGCAATGGTGGTCACGCCGCCAGCTGCTGCCGCGATGCGGTTTGCGTAGTCAAACTTGTAGGTGTTGAAGCCTGCAACCATGCCCACATACGAACGCTCGTAAGCCTTGTCAGACTTGGGGTTACCAAACGAACGCGATGCTTGCGACAGATTGCCGGCTAAACCGTTGTAATCGCGGCTGGACAGACCCAGGAAGCGATCATAGTCAGGCACGCCCTGCTCATTCATGATCGTGTCGCACAGGCTCACATCGTCGTAGTCACCAGAGGCGGTAGCGATCGGCACAACCAGCGTACCTTGTGCGGCAGCAGTATTCATGATGGCCACATTGATGTCGCTTGCCAGCTTTTGCTTGGCAGACTGACCCAAACGGCCTTCTTGCAGTGCATCACGCAGATCGAGAGTGGTCATCTGCCACGGCACGGTCTGAGAGAAACCCAGGGTGCTGGGAACCGACAGCTGCGTCATGTTCTGATAGCTGCCGGCGATGGTCGTGCCAGGGGTTGTTGGGATAGACTGGGCGATGTAGGGCATCGGACGCCAGATCGTGTTGTTCGCACGTTCCATCATGGTCGAATCGGTGTTGTAGACCGAAACGTGACGGGAGAGAACCAGAAGGTCTTGGAAACCTTCAAGAATGTCTTCGAAGGCTACGCGCTCTTCCTTGCTGAATGAATTTGCCATTTGTAAAGCTCCATTGGTTGAATAAAAAACACGGCATTACTGCCACTTTCTCTACTCACCAATGGGCTGGCGGGGGCCATTCAACTGCTATTTTTATGGGTTAGCGATACCCGTTTTGCGCATTATGCCTTTTTTTGGCGTTTGTATTGTATAACTTTGGTCATGTTGCCTGTTCTGGCAGCTTCTTCGCGCAGTCGTTCAAGCGTTGAATCAACTGCACCAGATACCCGGCCAGTGCCTGTAACCACGCGCTCGGGCGGTGGTGCTGACTTGCGATTGGTGACTTTCAATTCTTTCTCCAGTTTGGCCACGGCAAAAGCAAACTTCACCGGGTCTTTGATTTCAGACAGTTCTTTGGCCTTTTTCGGGCTTTTTCCAAGTGCATACACCACCAGGGCTGGATTGTCAGCACCTTGCAGCATCACGCCTTGCTGGGTCACGCTAAACAGTTCCTGCGCTACCGCCTCGGCATCCTCAAAGTCTTTCACGCGCAATTCAGCACGGGCTTTGGCATAGTTGTCCAGCTTTGACTGCCAAGCGCGATTCTGGTTTGTCAGTTCAGCGTCATGGCGTGCCTGATGTTCTTCCACCTGGCGCTTGCGGTCGTACCAGCTTTCCAGCGACTGTTCAAACTTCTCAGCGTCATAGTCGTGATCTTCAAGTGTTGGTTTTTTGCCAAGCGTAACCGCCTGCTGTACTGGCGCTGATTGTTGTAGCCGGCCTTGCAGTTCTTGGTTCTGCCGCTTCAGTTCTCGATTGGTCTTGCGCAGTTCACGCACCCATTCAGGCGCATGGGCTTGTTCTTCTTGCTGCTGCGGTTCTTCTTCGCCAATGCTGACGACAACCTCGTCGGGTTCCTCTGCCTCAACAGCCTCTACTGGCGTTTCTACTTCTTGCTCGTCTTCAATCACAACTTCGTTTTCCATTGTCTTCCTTCAAACTCACCCAAATTCGGCTGGGTGGATGCCGTATTCAATGAATGTTGATTCCAAGCACTGCGAGTATCTGACGCGCTTCAAACTCTTGCATTGCTATCAGTGCGGTGATCGTGTCTTCTTCATCCAGAAGGAAAGCACTTAGTGCAGCCGATGCGTCTTGCAGTTCTTTGCTTTGCTCTGCCTTGTTTTTGTATCCTACTTGCAGCTTCGCCAGTTCTTTTTGTAGGCTGGCCAACTCTTCCAGATCGCCATCGTAGTTCACTAGCTTGCGTGCTAGGCGCTGCGATTGCGTATGCTTTGCCAGGGCTTGTCTGATCTGCTCTAGCTCTGCAATGTTTGAGGTCTTGCTGTCTAACTCTTGACGTAAGCTGGCCTCGTAGATTTGACGCTCACGCCCCCAACCTTTCCTGTTGCGTTTAGCAGATGAACCTCCACCATCAATAACCGGTGTTGGCGGTGGTGGTGGTGGCGGCGGTGCGCTACGTGACTGGAGAAGCGTTAGAAACACGTTACATCAGGGTTTGCAGGGCATCAATGGTGGCCTGGGTCTCAATGATCTCGTTATCAAGTCTCAGCACAGCTTCAAGGTCTCCTGAAGCCATAGCGGTTGATTTGGCGGTATTGAGATACGCCAGCTTGTTTGCCATTAGGCTGACCAGTTCTTGCATCTTCATACCAATACCACCATTTCTTGAGAAACTGTAGACAGATGCGATTGCAGCAGAATCACATCATATGTATCGGTGCCGTCAATAGCGCAGTAAGCCGCCATACGCTGTCCAAGTGCAGCCGTGCCAGCCTGTAAAAAGTCAGTTGGAGTGAACGGACTTAGCACCCGGTTTTGAACGTCAAACCTATACAGTTGATTCACTACTGATGCTGCATAAATGTTCATGTAAAACATTCTGCCCTCATTTTCAAAAGGGGCAAGACAACCGCACGTACCAACTGTCAAAGCCACAGCGCCATCATATGTAATGTTGGCAGTCCATGTTCCCGTGATGGATCCTGAAATATCAAGCACATCCAGCGTTGTCGCGCCACCTCGGAAGAAGTAGCAGAATGACTGCCGAGCGTTTTTACCGGCATCTGGCCGAATACCCCAACTAGGTGCCCACATACCACCAGACGCATTAGCCGCTGGAGACACGCCAAAATAGGTGGTTGACCACGCGCCAGCAACTATGTTGTTTGTTCCATTGTTGACCGTGGCGTCACCATAGTTGTATGTGTAAACCGTTGTTGTCGCAGTTGAACGCAGCAGAAGCAGGTTTGGCAACTCAATGACGTATTTGGCAGATGACGATGGTGTAACTGTCCAGGCAGTTCCAAGGGTATAAACCGGGCTTGGGCCAACCGTGTTGCTGGCAATTACCCGGCGCTGACCAACTGAGCCAGGCGTTACCGTGTCTTGCACAATGCGAATCTGGAAGTTTCTGTATTCGTTGACTGCTACGCCAGAGTCTCCGTTAGTTGCTTGTCCAGTCAGTGTGCTTGCGCCAGCTGCTGTTGCTGTCAAAGCGTAGCGGGTCTCTACGCCGGTGTCGTACAAAAACGCGCCCTTGACCATCCCTTCGCCTGGGGTGCAGTCATATGGCGTGTACTGCTCATCCAGCACCATGATTGAACTGTCAGTGCCAATGGTTGCCGGAAGGTTGGTGGTTGTCAGGCCGGTAGAAAGCGTGTTTGTTGCAATCTCAATTGATCGCCAGATGTTGGATGCTGTTGTTCCTGCGTTCAGCATAAACAGTTTGCCAGCAATGATTTCGTACCGTGCGCCGGTGGCCGGGGTAAACGTGAATGGTGACAACACCTGAATTGACGGGGTTGTGCTGGCGCTGTTACCTGTGATGTAACGCTCTTCCGTTTTGCCGGCCGTAGTGTCAATAATGCGGATCTTGAACCCGTACTCACCAGATCCACCACGATTGGCAAGCATATTCAAACCAACCGCTGTTGGCAGTGCTGTAGACAACGTGACGGATGATGTAGTCGCACCAGCCGCAATGACGCCAACCAAACCCAAGGATGGTGCAAAACTGGTGGCAGTGCCTGCGCCGAATGCGCCTGCCAATGCAGGAGACTGCACAAAGTTCCAAGCCTTGGTAACGATGTTGTATCGGTTCAATACCGTTGCAGAAATCAAGTTGTAAACGAATGGATTACGACTCAAGCCAGATCGCAAATCAGATGAAAGCGTGGTGGCTGCTGCGCTGGCGTTAGGTGCTGGGGCAACCTGCGCCCACATCAACCGATCAATGACTTTTTTGAATGTATTTGCCATCTTGATTCCTTATGTGATTCTTGAACGAACTAAGCTGTACCACGCAGCAAGATTGGCGCTGGTTGGCAGAATTTGTGCCTGAATACCGCCAATCAATGTTTGGTTTGCTACGTTGCTAACGGTTGTCACCGTGCCAACGGTAGTGACAGTGCCAGACTCAATAACGGCCGTCTGCCTTGCCCGTTGCAATGATTTGTCGTAGCCCTGCGGTGCATTCAGATAGTTCAGCATCCTGGTTAGCAACAACACCATTTCTTGCTGCGTTTCAGCACTAGCAACGTAAATAATCGGCAATGGGTTCGCCAATGTCACATCAGGCAAGGTGACGGACAGCGGGTTTAATGCGGTTACGTCTGGCAGTGTTACCGATAGTGGATTAAGTGCCGTCACATCTGGCAATGCAACTGACAACGGATTCAAAGCCGTAACGTCTGGCAGATTTACCGGCAAAGGAGTGAGTGCTGTTACATCTGGCAAAGTAACTGGCAGCGGGTTTAATGCGGTAATCCCGGTCATTTCAACCGGCATCGGGTTGGCACTTGATACGTCAACTGCTACGCCATCTGCCCCCACGCCTATCTTGATTCGCTGATGCAAGACGCCTGCAATCTCGTCAGCAGCAACCAGTGCGCCTACGCCTGGTGTGTAGCCTACATTGTCAGCCATTTATTCCTCCGTCTCAATGCGGGTAATACGGCCTTTTTCGCGCACCACTCGCTTGGGTTTGTTGATTGACTGGATTGCTCTCTCGGCATTCTGAGTGGCTTTTTCGGCATTCAGCGTGTTGCTGGTAGCCAGCTGCTCCATTGCGCCGCCGATTTTATCCACCGCCTCGGCAATGCCGGTCACCGCTTGCTGCATCATTTCGCTGGCCATGACCATGCTGTCATTGGTCGTGCGCTCTGCCCGTAGCTGCTCGATCTGCGTGTCTGTGGCTTCCACCCGATTGCGCTTTAGCTGGTTTTCCAGGCGCATGGCCTCGATCTCCAGCATCGTTTTCTCGTCTCGCTGAGGCATCTGTTGCTGCGCCGGCTGCTGCTGCTGTTCTCCGCCATCCATTTCGCTGATCTTGGCAAAGGTCTGCATTGTCTGCGCATTCTTCAGTTCAGCACTGGCAATGGTCTCCACCGTGTCGGCCCTGGCCTTGGCTGCTTTGGCGCTTGCTTCCTCTGCTGCGGCTTGCAGGTACATCGTCTGCGGGTCTTGCGGCTGGCCTTGCATTTCGGCCATCATTTCCTCGGCTTCTTTGTCTGTCGGCTTGATCACGCCCATTCGCAGCAGCTTCTTGCGGTAGTAAGCGTTTGCGTCTGAAATGCCTTCGCCCTCCATGTTCATCATGGCCATTCCGCCAAGCACTTGGAGCGTCTCGGGGTCTTGCGTGATCTGCATCATGCCGGTCAGTGCGCGAACGGTAGCGGCTTTCTTGCTGCTGCTGCTTGGCCCAACGTCCACATTAACGTCGAAGGTTGCGCTGCTCAAGTCGTTAGCCAGCACCATTGCGCCGGTCTCTTGGTCAATGCTTGGCTGCATCAGTTCCACAGAATCCGTCTCACCGCTGGCAGTCAGCGTCTTCATCTTTCGCTTGCTCTCGGTGTAAACATCCCTGGCCATTGATAGCCAGATCTCGCCACAGCGTTTCATTCCCTTGGCAAAGTTGGACAGGTAGATGAATGTCTGCATATCCACCCGTGCCTGGATCATCTCCACCGCTTTTCCACTGATACCGCTGACCATCTTGTCAGCGCCTTGCGGATTGCCAAGAATCTCCTGCATATCGGTTTCGGTGATCTGTAGCAATGCGGCCATTGCCGGTGGAATTGCTGCCGACTTTGTGTACGCTACTGGCCCACTGATAGTTTGCTCACCATTCGGCCCTGTGATCGGGTTGACCAGCAGGTAAGGGTAATCTTTCAGATTGTCTTCTGCCCACATCATCTGGTGGCCGGCAACCTGCTCTGGCGTGAGGATTGGCTTCTCGATGCTGGACAGTGCGCTGATCTCACCCAGCTTGGACAGCTGCATATTCTTGAGTCGCTGCGCATCTTTAGCCAGGCGAACATGGCCCATGCACCGCTCGATGTTGTCGACAAACCAGCGTTTTCCGTAAACCGGAACTATCGGAATGCACTTGCCAGCAATGTAACCAGCGTCTTCCAGCACCCTGCCGCCCGACATGATGTACTTGCGCACCTTCTTGCGCTTTACCCGTTTCTGGCGAATCTCGCGGCTTCCGACTGCGGCCAGCGTTTCCTCTAGCGTCTCGTCTTGCTCAAAGTCTGCCGGGCTGTAGCGTTCCTCCGATCCGTCAATCGCCTGGAAGATGCGGATTGTTTCGCTTTTTTCCTCGACCTTGTAGTATTCGGCCACATAAACAACATCAGGCGTACACCAATCAAATTCATACTGATGGATGATCTTGGGCCAGTCTGTCGGATCGTCGCCCCAGGTGTCTTTGTAGGCCTGGCGGGTCATGCTGGTGACCACAAAGCAATACTTGGCGTCTGACTTGTCCTGGCGCTTGGCACCTAAATCGAAAAACACCGAACTGTCAGCATCGAAGATTGGTTCAATGCGAATGCGCTGCCGGTCGTCTTCGTCGTTTTCCTCGTCCTCGTAGACAGTGCGCAGTCTCCAAGCGCCGTATCCACCACCAACAGCCTCTTCAAAGGCGTTGTCATAGGCTTCATTCGCCACAGAATCGTTCTCATCTGCGCGATACAAACCGTCGCATACCTCGGCCAGCTTGTCGTTTTCTACGCCATCTTTGCTGACAAAATCAACTGTGATGCGGTTGTTACGGTACTCATTGATGATTCGGATTACCGACAAATGGATCTTGTTGACCTCAAATCGTGGCTTGTTTTCAAACTGGTCTGCCAGTGGGCCTTCCCATTGACTGCCGGCCAGCGAATAGAAGCGTCGATCTTGCAGGCATTGCAGGCGCTCGTCTCGCAGTGCGGTCTGAACCTCGTCAAACTGCGCTAAAGCCTCAGAATGCAGGTTTGCAAGTCGCTGATCTGTCGATAATCTGGCCATAATCAATCCTTTTCACCATTTGTGCATCGTCGGCACAGGCTTGAATGTTTGCGGTTTTACCACCGTTGCGCGTCTGATTCCTTCGCAAGCGTACCGCAAAGCATCAATAACGTGGTTTTTCTTGTCTTCCAGCACCGGCAGGATTTTACCCGTCAATGGGTCTTGCTTATAACTGTATAACGTCAGCTCGTCAATTGTGTGAGTGCAGCGCGGGTGTACAACAATGTCGTAGTTTTTAAGAAACTCAATACCTTCCTCAACCGATTTTGGCCCTTTGACCGCTGTCATTATCTTTGGAAAGCCATTTTTGCGCATATGGCTGATGGTCTCTGGCCTGGCTGAATCTGCCACGATTGGCCATTTCTCAGAGTCTGGCACCTGCATAAACAGTTCTGGCGTGTTGACGATCTCGCACCCAACCATGTAAACCTCGTGGTCAATGTAAAGCGTGCGGCCAACGATGTGACAGCGCACCAGGGTTGTCGGATCAACCGCAAAGCCCCAGTCTGCGCCCAGCCGGTGGATAGCGTCAGGTGGTGCCTCAAACTCGTCAATATTCCAGTTCTTGAACACTCTGGCGCTGCTGTTGGTCAGATAGCTGCCTTGCCAAACGTGCTGATACTTGTCTGGATCGCGCCGCTTGTCGTACTCCATTTCGTCTCTGAGTACCTGCGGAAACCAGGGGTTATCAGTGAAGTTGACCTTGAGAACGGTCGCATTCTTGGGCGGTGTCGGGCCACGCAGCAGAAAATCTACCGGGTCACTGTTCTGGCGCGGATTCCAGGTAAACCACAGTTCGCTATCTGGCTTGCGGATTGTCGGCCGCAACAGGTCAAGGCTGGTTTGGGACAGGCTTTGTGCTTCCTCAACCCAGGCGCAGTCGTAGCCTTCCAGCGATTTGATACTGTCAGCGGTGTGATTCTGCATCCCCTGAAAGATGATCGCTCCGTCTCCCTTTCGTGATTTGATGACGGAATCCTGCACCTCAAAGTATGCGCCGGCGTTCATGGCCTCGATCTTTGTTTCCAGCAGCCGCTTAACAGACTGGTTCAGCGATTTCTGGATCTCACGCACGCAGACGCTTCGCCGCTTTTGGTCAATGATGTGGGATTCAATCATCAATTCGGCAAACATATGACTCTTGCCAGAGCCTCGACCTCCCCATGCCCCTTTATAGCGGCTGGCTTGCAACAGTGGCAACGCCCACTCAGGCGTCTGAAGCTGCAAAACACTCAAGATTTCACCACTACTCGCTCAATTCTGGTCACCAGCGGGTTTTGCGGATCTCCAGACACTTCCAGCTTTTCGCCGTATTTCCGTGGAGCCAGCTTACTCAGCAACCATTTGCGCGTATCAACCTGCAATTTATGCTTTTGGATCGCTTGCCAATCCTTTTTTCCGTCTCCGGTCTCTGGCACTTCTTTGTCGCTCAGATCAAGCACCTCTTGGGCCATTCGTTCCAGCAGGTCTTCTCGCGCACGCGCATAATTGTCCGCCAGTTCAGCGTCTTCATCTGCCCATCGAATGAAAGTGCTGTGACTTACTCCAGCCGCTTCGCAAGCCTTGAATGTGCTTTTACCGCCTCTCATGCTTTCCAGCACCTTGGCGCATATCTCTTGCTTGTTTTCGCTGTATTTGGATTTACGCATTGCTTTTCCGAAAGAATGGCCAAAAACACCATAGAAGCAGCATCCAAGGAATGCCAAGCAGACCCAGCATAAACAGGCCTGTCATGAATCTGTCGGTCATCATTGCAATGCCGCCCAGCAAGATCAGCGCGCCAAGTACCGCATACAGCCTCACAATAATTGTCCTGATCATTGCAGTGCTACCTTGGTTTTCTCATGCGCTTTCTGCCACATTTCTTGCCTTTCGAGTTTAGTCAGTTTAACACCTTGGTCTATTTCCCAATGGCATTTTTGGCACAGCGCGGCCACTAGGTTGTCATCTGCCTTGATTCCCCGTCCCTTACCGCCGCCCCAATTGCTGTGCGCTGCCTGCACCATTTCACCGCTGCCGCAATGTTGGCAATCAAGCTGCGCTACTTTTTTAAGCAATGCTTTGTCGCGCACGTACTGGTGTTTAGGAAACATCAATGCCCTTGTCTGCTGACCAGGCCAACAAGAATTCGATGAACTCACTGCTCTCCGCTGTCGTGCATTTGTGGCTTTGCAGGCCAAGCTGAACGATGCGCTCCCCGCCCAGGCTGGGGCAGACCTTGCCAATCTTGCGGTTTGTGTCGT